GATGGACAGGCCCGCCTCAAAGGCGCTGTTCTTCATCAGCGCCTGCTGGTCTTCCCACAACTGGTCCTCGTCCTGCTCACCCAACTCCAGAAATTCTGGCGTGGCGCCTACTTCATCCTCATCGTCCCGCCGCTCTATATCCAACTTCGCCCGGGCACGAGCGAACATACCCAACTGTTCCGGGGACGGCGCGTTCAGCGCGTCCGCTGCGTTGGGCAAGTTGGGGTCCGCATCCAACGCCTGTTCCATGTCGGCAACGCCGGCGGCGATGGCTGGATTCGGCGGGGTCGGGAAGGGCAGCTCCAGTTGTTCCGGCGGACCTTGCGGACCCTGCGGACCCTGCGGACCCTGCAGGTCCAGCGGCATCAGGGGCAGCTCCAGCTGCTCCATGGTGCTGGGACCTTCCAGATTGAAGGGCGGTGCGCCGGGGGGCGGGCCAGCGGGCGGCTCACCGGGCAGCGTTGGCAACTGGTCGATAGGGAGATTCGGGAACAGTTCCAACTGTTCCATGCGGCCGGATGGTGTTTCACGTGGAACATCATCCACCGGAGCCGGCGCACCCGTGTCGCCAGACAGCGCAGCCAGCACGCCTTCAGTCGGGCCGGCGCCAAGGGCACCAAGCAGACCCGCTTCCAAGGCTTTGCCCTTGTCGATTTCCGCCAGCGACTTGCCGCGTCCCAGTTCCTCGGCCACGTACTGGCCGGATTCCTCGGGCGCTTCAGTGATGGAGCCATAGGCCAAGCCCTTGGCCAGCCTACGGTAGACGGTGGCCCCGGTCGCTGCCAACCCCTCGCCAGCCGCGCCGGTGGCGAACGACAAGGGGGCAATAATTCCGGCCGCCAATGACGCCGCACGCGCCGCTTCGTCGCTGGCTTGCTTGAGCGACTTGCCCTCGCGCTGGGCCTGTTCCTTCACGTCGTCGTACACCGTGGTGTAGGTGTCGGCCGTGACATAGGCGCTGTTGGCGGTGCCCAAGGCAAGGGCGTTGGACACGCCGGGTGACGCCTTGATGACCTTCTTCAGCTTGTTGATGGTCATCGCGCCCTTGAGCAGCGCCTTGCCACCACCAACAATTGCCCCAGACGGAGCGGCGGACTCAAACACTAGGTTGGCCACCTGCCGCAAATTCGGCATGTGGAAGTCCAGCTCGCCGTTTGCATCCGTGGTGATGAGTTCGTTGGCCAAGTCCTTGCGGATGTAATCGGGCAGGGACTGGCGAACCCGGTTGGCGTGGTTCTCCAGCTTCGCTGACACCCGGTCGGTAAGGCCGCTGTCGGGTCCCATCCCGAAGTCAGCGAGGTCAGCCAGCAAAGACCCGAGGTCCACCACGCTGGAGTACAACGCCTTGGCCGCCCACTCGCCTTGGTCCTTGAGCCACTGGCCGGCGCCAATGGGTTCCTCTTCGTCGCCTTCTTCCGTGGGCAGATTCAGCCGGGCCGCTTCCGGGTCCCGCTGCAAACGCTCGTTGAAGGCCGCACGCCGCTCAGCAATGTCAGCCCTACGCTGGTCCACGGCGACTGACCCTGACACGGGCGCCGTATCCACGGCACCCGTTGCAGAAACATCCGCCCACGGGTCCAAGGGCTGGTAGGTGGAAGCACCGGCGGGGGTGGTACCGGCCGCCTGCTTCCGCGCCGCGACCTTGCCCTTGATGTCGTTCACGTACTTGCGCGTTGCAGCGGGGAGCTTGGAAAAATCAGAGCCGTTGGCCACCCACTTCTGGGCTTTACCCGGACCCCAGTTGTAGGCTACCAACGCGGCGTCAAGGTCACCGTTGAACGCATTGAGCAGACCCTTCAGGTACTGAGAACCAACGCGAACATTTTCCGTTGGGTCATCCAGCGGCAAGTCGGGGTCGAACTTTTCCACACCGAAACCCGGCTGGCCAGCCGTATCCGGCATGAGTTGCATGAGGCCACGGGCACCCGCACTGGAAACAGCTCGGGGATTGAACGAGCTTTCGGCTTCCATGACCGAGGCCAGCAGGTCCGTATCCAAGCCCGTGTCCTCGGCCGCACTGAACAACAGGTCCGAAAAATCGGGCAGTGCATACGAGCCATAGTTGGAAAGTGGGTCGGCCACTTACACTACCTCACGGAGTCTTGAACAGTGAGAACGGTGCATCGAACGGCTGCAGCTTCAGGCGGTCGTTGTCACGAGGGTCGGTCGGTATCTCGTGGTAAGAAGGCGAAAAAACACCGAACAACCCTTCCTCCTTGTACTTCTTTTTCACCGCATCCACCCCACTCAAAACCGGGTCCACAACAGGCCCCATCAGCGCGGACAAATCCTTGTGTAGCTCCCCCTCGTTTCCAACCCCATACAGGGCACGACTGATACGAGGGTACATAGGCCCCCCTGCAGCAACCTCTTCCGCTGCAGCTGCTGCAGCAACCTCGGGGTCTTCCACTACAGGGTCGGGCATACCCGGCCCGCCGGCCCCGCCGCCAGCGCCACCCATCAGGCTGTACCCGCCAATCATGCCGGAGATTACATCGTCGGGCATGTCTTCCACGCTCAGTCCACGCGCCGAACGCCGCGCTCGTAGCTGGTCCAACCCTGCCAACATCTCATCAGCGGAAATCACCGGCGCCCCGCCCGCTGTACCAGCCCCACCAAAGGACCCTGCGATGCGGTCAGCCATGACCTTGGCATCCTTGTCATCCAGCAACAGGAAGCCCTCATCGAACGCTTGCTTCCACGCTTCCGCTCGTAGCTTGGACTTCTCATCCTTGCCAATGTACTGCGACTTCCAGCTGTCCACGTCCTGAATGAAGGCGTTTTTCTTCTCAGTCAGGCTCATGGCATCAGCCCGGGCTGCAGCCTTGTTGGCCAACCCCTCGGTGATGTCCAAGCGCCGGTCGCCTTGGGCAAGTTCCTGCCTCTGCAATTCTTCCAGCCGTCGCTGGCGCAACTCCAGAGCTTGGAACTGGCGCTCGCGGTCATACCACTGGGAGAACCCTTCCAACCCGGCGCCAACGGCACCCATCAGGGCGGCATTACCGCCCTTATTCTCCCTACGAGAACGGTCGTCACTCATGTCACATGCCTCCCATCAAGGGCAGCTCTTCCGCCGGCGGCGCAGCCGGGGGCGGCTCAGCCATGCCTTGCACGCCGTTGGAAACGGCAGCAGACAGCGGGTCTTTCTTGGGGTTTTGCTGCTTGCGGTGCCCTTCCACACCACGACGCAGCATGTCGTTGGTGTTCAGGCCCATCTCGCTGGACCGCTTGTTGACATAGTTCATGCCCTGCTCAACGGTACCGTCCTGCATCATCATCGTGTACATGACGCGGGCCGCATCCTTCTCGTCAGGGTCGTCGCGCTTTTCCACTTCTTCACCGTGCATGACGGTCGCACGCAACAGGGATTCCTCGCGCAACCGCTGCGGGTCGAACGCCGCGTTGGGTTGGGTGACCTCGACAATCTCTACCAACATGTCGGTCACTTCCGACCCCAGTGCCAACGCGTGGGAAAGGTCCGCCTCCAGTGACAAGCCCACATCCTTGTGCCGTTCAAGCAAGCCACGGGTAATCTTGTACGTGGTCGCAGCGATGGTCGCGGCCGTGTCGTCGGTGTTGCTCAACACCTCCAGCACTTCGTCCTTCGCGGTGTCGTGGATGTACTCCGCTGCTTCTGCAGTGAGTTGATTAAGGAACATCGAATCGACATCCTCACCCGGAAAGAACGGCCCGGTATTACCACCGGTATTCCGGTTCGCTTGTGGCTTTTCGTCAGCCATAGGAAGGCCCTCCAAGTAAGGGGTCAGGCTCCATGGGCTGACCGAATGGCATCAACGACATCAAAGGTTGCTGCCCCGACGGGACACCAACACCCCCACCCGCCTGTTGGGCCAACGCCCCAGTACCAACAGGAGCCAGTGGGGGCTGGGTCGGCGGCGGCATAACGGGGGGAGCCGCACCAGCTCCGGGCATGTAGTTGGCGGGGTCCTCATAAAACGCGTCGCCCCGGCCCACCGGTACGCCCCACGAAGCCAGTGGGTAGTCCGCCTCCGCTGCCTTCTTGTCGCCATAGTATTTCATGGCGGGACCCGCTACGGCGCCGACGCCTGACAACAACTTGCCCACGCCAGCCAGTGACAAACCCTTGGTCGCAGCTGGAGCAGTGGTCGCAATGGTTGTCGGAAGCGCACCGCTGGCCAACACCGTGGGTGTAGCCGCCTGAACTGCCTGCGCCGTGGCGCCTATCTTGGTACCTGCTGCGTAGTTGAACGCTGCCTGACCTGACCCCGCAGCAACCGGGGCCGTCGGAGTCGCCAAAGCCGCCAAGTTCGCTTCCGCTACCGCCGACCCCGCGCCAATACCAGCGCCACCCCCAAGACCGGCAGCGGCGCCGAAGCCCACGCTGGTACCAGCCAACGCGGTGGAACCACCAAGACCCGCGCCGCCGACAACCGCCCCGCTACCAATCCCCACCGCGCTACCGATGGCCGCCACACCCTGCACCATGGTGCTACCCACTGCCGACATGAAGCCACCGAAACCAGCTTGGCCGGCAGCCGCACCGAAGTAGGAGAAACCAACAGTCGCCACGCCGGCGGTGAAGACAATCGCCGCAACGATGAGAATCTCTTTCCAGTATTTCTTGACGAAGCCGACCACTTTCTTGACGGCCTTTTTCACGAAGCTCATGCTGCTTTCTCCTCGGGGCGGTCAGTCAGGAAGCACACCATCGCGCCACCCCGGCGCTCAAATCCACCCGCTTCCAGAAACATCTCAGCGCGGGGGTCATCAGTGGCCACCGCCATCACAATGCACGTACACTGCCGGCGGTGCGCCCAGTCCTTGAACGCCGTCAGCAAAGAAGCCCCACCACCATCGGCGATGAAATGCACGTCGCTGGCATAGTGGGCCTTGGACCAGAAGAACCGGTCCACACTGGCCAACAGGACCCCACGGACATTCCCATCATCATCTTCCGCTACCAACACGTCTACAAGGTGCTGGGTGCGAATCATGTTGACCACCGACTCGCGCAACACCTTCGGATTGATGGGCACAAAATCCCACCCCGTGCGCTCGTGCATGGCGGTCAGATACCGGCACACCGCCGACAAGTCCTTGTACTTGGCGATTCGGGTACGCATCAAGTCAGCGCCGGCAGGGCGGCAGTCGTCGCCTCAGCCTTGGGGTTGGTGGCCGAAGCATAGGTCTGCCCCAGAGCTTCGTTCTGCGCCACCGTGGCGGGGCTGGCAGAAGGCGTGGTGGAACCACGCGAGGCTGGTTGCGCCGTGGTCGTCACGTTCACACCATGCGGCACAGTTGGACCCTCGGGAGTCGTAGGCGTAGCTGGCGTAGCCGGGGCGTTCGGGTTGCCTTGGTCAGCCGCTGGCCCCCGAGGAATGGGTTGTCCAGTTGCCCGGTCCCATGTGTCATCCATGATGACCTTCGCACTCTCCCATGCCGCGTTTTGCTCCGCAGAGGTCAGGTCCGGGTTGCCGAAGATACTGCTGGCAATCTGGCCCATGGCGCTGTACTTGGCCAGCCCTTGGTTGGCCAAGATGGTCAACTCGCCTTCGGCCCAACGCTCGGCCGCTTCCTGCCGACCCAAACCCCACTGGAAAGCCTCAGTCAAACGCGCCTGTCGGTCTTGGAATTCCTGCCCGCCCTCACGTTCCTTGGTACCCCAGTCCCGGTTGGTGTCGTTCTCAATCTTCTGCCATTCCTGCTGGTCCTCGCGGTTCTCCATACCCAACGCGTGACGGGCCACATCCTGTCGGCCGCCCAGTGCGCCCTGTATGAAATCACGGTCACGGGTTGCGCGGGCGTTCATGGAAGCCATGCCCGCCTGCGTCATCAGGCCCGCGTTGGAGATGCTGGATTCCGTCTGCAGCTGGGCATTGAGGTTGGCCGCTGCCTGCTGGTTGGCAAGGGACTCGCTCGCTGCCTTCCCGTGGGCCTGCGCATCCTGCAGCGCGAACGGCTGGGCACGGTCAATCATCTCACCCTGCGCGTTGCCGACCGCGATGCTGCTATTCATCAACCCACGCCCAGCGGCGCCCGCCATGGCATGTTGTGCCGCACGCCGCATCAACGGCGAGTTGCTGCCCAACATCTGGTTGAGCTGCTGCGCGGACATCTCATCCTGCTGCGCCTTACGCGTGAACGCTTGGGCTTGAGCTGCACGGGAACTGCCCGCCGCCACATCGTAGTTCTGGTTGCCGAAGGGGGTCGTGTTGTACACGTCCGTGGCGTAATCCATCAGCCCCGGATTAAGGCCAAGGTTGATGTCTTGGTTGGCCTTCCCACCCACACCCGTCTGTACTTGGTTCTGCATGAGACCAGCCTTCGGGTCATAGGCCGGGGGCGTGATGACAGTCTCGGGAGTCTTTGTTGTGCTGGCCATGATGGTTACCTGTTGGGGCGCAAGGGCGCGTCATCCAAGAACGTAATCATCTGGATGGCGTGCGGGAATTCCTTCCTGCTCTCGTGTGAGACGCGCAAGGAAACAGCGAACCCACGGCCCGACAATCGGCCTTGGGTGTACTTCGGTTTGGCTTGGTCCTCTGGCGGATGCGACAGCGCACCCATGGCAATGTCCTCATGAGGAAGCTCGGGCAAGTCCATGTCTTCATAGTTCATCGCCCGGGACAGGCGAATACCCGCATAGCCGGGGCACTCCCCGTGCAGCTGGACCACGTTGTAACGTTTCTCCACCATACTGGCCTGCTGTTGCTGGCTGAAATAGTGGGTCATGGTGAAGTACGACGCAATCTCACCACCGTCGAAACTACGCCCCCGGTCCAGCTCATAGACGAAATCAGTTTCCGGCAACGTCACGAGGAAAGCATCCGGGTCGGGTACATTGGGCCGCTCTTCCACGGAGAAGAACGCCCGGTCCCGACCATCAGAAGTTACCCCCGACGCGGTGGCAAACACACGCGCAAACTGGCGCTGGTCGTCGTTGAAGTAGTACCGCTGAATGGTGTTCTGTGGCTCACGCTCTGGACCCACCTGCGTCAGCGTGACCACGTAACCATCAGCGAAGAACAACCGATACTGGTTTTTATTCCGCACCACCACGGAGTTCACTACTGACTCGTTGGCAGCTTCCACGCCCGCTGCCGTCTGCAAGCGACGGAGCAGAAACGGCGCAATGTCGTGGGTCAGCGGGGCGGTGAACAGGTCGCCAAACTGGTCCATGGTCTCCAGCGTTTCAATACCCCGGAAGCTGGTGAAGATGGGCCGGTTGCCTACATTCTGCACGGTGTACTCAATGGCGCCCACGCGATGATTGATGACCGTCTGCCTTGGTGGATTGGCGTCATCACCGTTCGCACCAGCCAGCGCGTGCGTGGCCGACTCGGTGAACACGGCCAACACGTCGCCAGCGGCCGGCATCAGTCCCGTTATCTTGTCCCCGAAGCCATAGGTGGCCGCGAAATCCTCACCCGCAAAATTCAGCGGGTCGCCGGGCGCCGAGGCGTACACCTCGCCCCACGGGTAGCCCAGATGCAGACGGGTAAGATGCACTGCCAAGTGACGCGGCTTCTCCAGCGCCTCGTCCACGCCGGTGAAGATGAAGTCCAGCGTGGTACCGTCGTACCAGAACGCCGGGCCAGCCCCGCTCACACCGTAGATGGCGTTGCGGTCCTCGCTGGCATAGAAGTTGTGGGAGATGAACTGGTACCGGGAGTTGTGCGCACGTAACAGGCGCGAGCCGGGCAGGGTCAATGTCGTGGTGGACCCACTGGTCACGGCAACACGGTTACCGGCCCCACCGGGGGCCGTACGAATCTCGGTGCCTTCGGGGATGTTGGTGAGTCCGGTACCATCCAGCCGGATGCGGCCGGCAGCATCATCAGTGTCCCAGCCCCCGCTCTCCAGCACCAACGACTCGGCGCTCAAGGTGCCAAGACTCACAGCATTGATGGGGTCCCACAAGTACAGCGTGCTGCCCACGGGCACATCAACGGTCAGGCTCATCCGCACCACGTCGATGGAAAAGTTGGCGGCTGCGCCACCTACCCTGACCCCTTGCAAGTCAAACCCAAACGCTGGGTCATTCACCATTTCACGGGTAATCTCTTGGCCACCATTCCACGCAAACGCGGTGTTGGCCACAGAGGGGTAAGGCGCAACCGGCCACGCACCGCCGCAACCCGTGGCGAAGTGATAGGTCGGTCGGCCGCCAAAGCCAGAAGCCAACTTCACTTCCAAGGTTCCCGAGGTAGCCGGGCAAACACTGAACCCCGCGATGCGCGTGTACAAGCGAATCCCGTACAGTACCTCCCCTTCCGCCAAGTCGGCATTGAAGCCAGCCACTCGCAACACGTCGGAACGGGACGGCGTGATGGTTGCTCCCGCCGTGTAATTTGGCCCCGCTGCGTTCTCAGTCAGCAACCCGGTCAGCGCCCCAGTCCATGCCGGGGTAGGCCCGTATCCATTAGCCACCTTTACCACCGTGGTGGGCAGGAAGCCATCCCGAACTTCACGCACGAAATTATTCAGCGGAGGCTCAACGTCGGAAGGGGCGGCCTGCTGAAACCTTAAATACCGGGGGGGCAGGGCGCCTACCCAACCTTCCTCAGAGCTGCGCCACAGGCTGGCGATGTCCGACAACGGCGACAAGGTTTCAACCGTGGCCACGGACATGCCCGATGCGAACAAGTTCGCAGACACAACCATGGTACTGGTGCCATCAATCTGATTCTGGAAGGTCTCGCCCAACGTGGCCACACTGGCAGGGTCAAGGGGGTCAAAGGCCATGAACGCAGCAATGCCCTCGGCATCGCCAGCGGCGAAACTGCCAAACTCCACCCGGATGTGGCCAACAAGGCCCTCCCACCCGCTGGAAAGTCCCTTCACCTTATGGTTCCTCGGAAACGCACCCGTACCGTTGGTGAAGCGAACGGTCAGGGCGCTGTGGATGGCCGCGCCGTTGTTCGCCTCAAACCCATAGGTATCCACCGGTGCGATGTGCGTTACCCCGGTAGTTCCATCAAGGGTGACAACCTCACCCACTTGGTCAGCATCGTTGTACACGAACTGCCCATGCTCCAAGGACGACGCGGTGGCCGGGGTCAGGGTCACCTCGGCGATGTCACGCACGGCGTACAACTGGTCTTCATGGAAATGCAGACCAAGGATGGTGCCCACACCCGGAACGGGTAACACCTTCGTGCGCAGAATTTCGGCGAAACTATGCAGCGCCTCGATGTACTCCTCGTGCGTGGTGTAATACTTGGGGAGGCTCTTGATGCTCGGTGCCAACGAAGCGGAAAGGACGAAGCTGGCTCCCGACTGCTCGCCAGTGACCACGGCATCGTAGGTAGGGCGCAGCAAGCCCGTGCGAAAAATGATGAACAAACGCCAGTTGGCGCCAGCATCATCCCTTTGCACCAAGGTGCCAGCGTTCCCTGAGTCTACCCCCAACGTCCACACCAAATCCTCGGGCGTGGTAAACAACCCGGTCACATCCACCTTGGGCACTTCCAACACCCATCCGGTGGTGTTGGATGGCGACGTGGTGCCATCGAAGCGTTCAAAGCCGTCGATGCGGGTATTCCCACGGCGGTAGCCAACCTCGTAGTTCAAGCACTCGCGGATGCGCCCAGCCAGCACAGCCGGGCGTGCCCGAATCAGGTCAAGGCCACCATCAAGGATGACGTTCTCGGGCATCAGGTCCCCGTCCCGGCCATGGAGTATTCACGCAACTGCTCAAGGCGTAGCTTGTTCATCAGGTCACGGTACAACTTGGCCGCCCGCTGCAGCTGTGCTGCGCTCTCATCGAAGCCGGCATAGTGCACCATGGCCCGGTAGATAATCAGGTCGTGGAACTTCTCCGGTAGGCCACGCGGCACATCAGCATCCACCAGCAGCTTCTGCGGCATGGCTCGGTACTGGTACTCAAGTCGCAGCTCGTCGTGCGGGGGCGCGGAATCAAACTCAAGGCAGCCGTCACGGGTCAGCGAGTAGCGACCGGGGATGCCCTTGTTGCGGTCGCTGGACCGGTCAAGGTAGCCATAGAAACGCTCGGGCGGAACGTAATAGCAAAGATTCCGGGTAACCGGGAAACCCTGCTTGGAATCCACCACCCAAACATAGCGAACATCGTTGGAAGCAACGAACGGTACCAGCGCCTCGTAAGGGTAGTCCACCCCAGCAGCGGAGTTGTAGCTGTCAGTGAGGAATTTCAGGTCGTAGACAAGCTGGCCCTTGGCCAGATGAATCATGGTGCGCTTCACCATGAAGTCCCACTGGGTCTGGTCTTGCTGAATGTCCAGCCATGCCCGTTGTGCCCAACGAACAAGGCGAGACCGGTGTTCCGTGGTCTCGCCATAGGCAGCCGCCGGTGGTACCTCCACCGACGTGATTTTTGATACCAACTCGGTGCCGGTTTCGCTACCGAGTTGCTGCACCAACTCCAGAAATGTCATGCCGCGTCCTCATGCGGCGA